TTCATTTAGCTGCCTATCCAAGAGCACAGATTGTTGACGACAATCCGGTTTTAGGTATACCAAAACTAGTTACAGGCACAACTAACTTATTGTATAATGCTGATAAATTTCAGACTAAAAGATTTGTTTATGTCAGTAGTAGTATGGTGTATGGTGATTTCAAAGATGGTGTTGAAGAACACGCTGATACAAAACCAACAAACTTATATGGTGAGGCAAAACTTATGGGCGAGAGATTAACAAAACTCTTCTGTAAGAAAAACAATATGGATTATATTATTGTCAGACCAAGTGGTGTCTATGGTAAAGGTGACTTACCAGATAGAGTGATACCTAAATTCTTTGCCAAAGCAATGAAGAATGAAAAGATTACTTTACATAATGGTCACAACAAGGTTGACTTTACATATAAAGATGACGTAGTTAGAGGTTTAAAAAAGTGTGCTTTAGAATCACATGTTAAAAACCAAAGTTTTAATATAACAAATGGTCATGCACATAGTTTAAGAGAACTTGCAGACGAAGTGTTGTTTTTAACAGGCAGTGAATCAGAAGTAGAAGATATTGGCGCACATAAATTATATCCTATGAGAGGTACACTTGATATTAGTAAGGCGAAGTTGTATCTTAAATGGCAACCCGAACATACATTTGAAGAAGGACTAAAAAAATATTATGACTATCTTACAGGCAGAGACTAAAATACCATTTACAGATTTGTATTCTCAATATGAGGAATGTAAATCAGAAATAGATTATGGTATCAGTAGAGTTATTAACGAAACAGATTTCTTAACAGGTAAAACTACAGAGAAGTTTGAAAAGAGAATAGCAGAATACTGTAAAGCAGAGGCCTGTGCTTCAGTTAATAGTGGTTCTATGGCATTGACTTGTGCCTTAAAGGCAGTTGGTGTTGGTGCAGGTGACGAAGTGTTAACAGTTGGTGCCACATTTATTGCTACTACAGAGGCAATATTATCTGTTGGTGCAAAACCAGTTTATGTAGATATAGATGAATTCTATCACATGGACGTTACAAAGATGAAGAATACTGATAAGATGAAAGCAATCTTATTTGTAGATATGTATGGTCAAACACCAGATATAAAACACATATTAAGTTTTGCTAAAAGGTTTCAATTAAAAGTTATTGAAGACGCAGCTCATAGTTTTGGTTCAGATTACAATGGTAAAAAGGTGGGTAGTTTAGTAGATTTGACATGTTTTAGTTTTAATCCAGTCAAGAATTTAGGTGCCTTTGGTGACGCAGGCGCTGTAGTTGGTAAAAGTAAATATGTAAACATGGTAAAGATTTTAAGAAACCATGGTCGTGGCGAGAATGGTTGTACATGGCAAGGCATAGTAGGTTATAATGGTAGAATTGATAACTTACAAGCGGCCGTATTAGAAAAGAAATTAAAAAAGGTAGATAGTTGGATTGAAGAGAAACGAGAAGTTGCTCATAGATACACAGACGCCTTAAAAGATATTGTAGTTGTACCTAAAGAAACACCTTGGTCTAAACATACGTATTATGTTTATGTCATTATGGTAGAAGATAGAGATAATCTCAGAAAGTTTTTATCTAGTAGAGGTATTGAGACTAGAATACATTATGCTAAACCTACTTTCAAAAGTTATGATAAGTTGTGGCATAGATGTCCTAAAACTGAGAACGTAAGTGACATGGTATTAAGTTTACCATGTTATCATAATCTTCCTGAACACCATCAGGATTACATAATAAATAGTATCAAAGAATATTATAATGAAGGAGACCAAAAACATGGCGTATAATAGAGACAAGACATTAGAAGCAGTGAAATCACATGCTCAAGGTCACATTGACAAACACAAGATTAACGTAGAAATATTGTTAGAGAGACCAGCAGGCATTGGCGAACACGGTGATTTATTAACTGAAATTGAAAAAGAGTTAAAAATCATTGCAGAATACCAAGACCAACTTGATGTTGTTGAACAACATTTTGAAACAAAGGACCCTTTTAAGGCTCAAGCATAATGCCGACATATACCTTTGAAAATACCAAGACTGGAAAAGTTTGGGACGACATGATGTCCATTTCAGATAAAGAGACATATCTGGAGAAGAATAAACACATTAAACAGTGCCTAACAAAGATAAATATAGTAGGTGGTGTCCAAGGCATGGGTGCAATGAAGAATGACCAAGGTTGGCAGGAAAACATGCAACGAATTGCTGAAGCACATCCGACCTCTAACTTGGGCCAAAGATATGGTAAAAGGTCTATCAAAGACGTGAAGACAGCAGAGGTAATAAAAAAACACAAACGAAGAAAACGAGGACTAAAGTAATGGCAGATATACCAGATTATATGCGTGGGTTTGATACCACAGACGATTGGGGTTTTACTCCTGTATCAAAAGCACCAAGTGAGAATAATGCTCCTAGTATTGACCCCTCTGTAATTGACAACCAAACATTAGAGGTTGCTAAAGTAAAAGAGGACGTTAAGGACATTAAATCTATGATGTCTGAGATTATGCAAATTGTAGCTGAAAAAGATACAGTTACAAAAGAACTTACAGACGAAGAAACGTTGAGTAGGTTTAAAGAAATAGAAAAGGTTATATTACCTTTTTTATACAACTTATCAAAGTCAGAAGAGCCATATATTCATTGGCCGAATCGACAGCCTATAATTAAGGCACAGATTGATAAGATATTATCGTTAACAAGAGGTAAACAATAAATGCAATCAAATTATCAGAAGTGTTTAGAAACTATTTTACACCATGAGGGTGGATATGTAAATCATCCAAAAGACCCAGGTGGTGAAACAAATCTAGGCGTAACTAAAAGAGTATATGAAGAATGGGGTGGAAGTAAAGACATGAAAGACTTAACAGTTGAAGATGTTGCTCCAATTTATAAAAAGAACTATTGGGACAAAATGAAAGGTGACGACTTGCCAGGTGGCTTGGACTTATGTTGCTTTGATTTTGGTGTCAATGCAGGACCAGGCCGAAGTGCAAAGTACCTACAAACAATGATTGGTACAGTTGCAGATGGTGGTATTGGACCTAATACTTTGAAAGCCGTTGCTGAATACGTTGAAGCACACGGTATTGACAAAGCAATCACTAACTTTCAAAACGCTAGACAAGGTTACTATGAGAAATTAAGTACCTTTGATACCTTTGGTAAAGGTTGGACTAGACGTGTAAATGAGACTACAGAGTTAGCGAAAACTCTTACATGAGACTATAAACGTCTTAATGATGAGAAACTTAAAGCAGGTCGTGACGAAATAAACGATATGTATGCAAAAAAAGGCATTTAAGCATTGCCAATACAAGTGAAATATGGTATACTGTATGCTTGACAATTAAAAAATGAAGGTGAAAACATTATGAGTAAGAATTTTATTCAACTAGACGAAAGTAAATTCCCTACAACTAAAGGCAAAAACCAAAATGGTTTTCGTTTCTATGAAGTAGATGGACAACACTTTCCTTCCATTACAACTGTACTCGGCGTACAAAAGAAACCAGGTCTTATTGCTTGGCGTAAAAGTGTAGGCGAAGAGGCTGCGAAGTGGGAAATGAACAGAGCAGCTAGACGTGGTACAGCAGTACACAATCTAGTTGAAAACTATCTAAAAGGTGAGACGCCTACTACAAGAGACGTACTACCACTAGGTATGTTTAGATTATTGAAACCTTATCTTGAGCAACTTGATAATATTCATGCATTAGAGAAAATCATGTACAGTAAAAAACTGACCATTGCTGGTCAAGTTGATTGTATTGCAGAATACAATGGTAAACTGTCCGTGATTGACTTCAAAACAGCGAACAAAGAAAGAGTTGATTCTTGGAATGAGAATTACTATATTCAATGTACTGCTTATGCACATATGTATGAAGAACTATTTGGCACAAAGATTGACCAAATTGTTATCTTGCAAGCAGGTGAAGATGGTTCGTGTAAGGCATTCGTAAAAAACAAAGCAGACTATGAAGAAAAACTTGAGTCGGCTATTAAGTATTTTTATAAATATTACGAAGAACAATCTAAAGACAAGGCGTAGTCGTATTTGTATTACCACCTATCTTTGAGGAAGAAGTAATGAAAAAAACAATAATTACATTATTCTTCTCACTTTTAATGTTCCAAGCGACAGCTGGCATGTTGAAAGCACAAGAAGTTGATAAATCTTTAACTGATTATAATTTCTTTTCTACAGGAATACCAATTCTATGTGGTACGCCAGATGAGGTGGGTAGATATACAAAAGACAAAGGTTTTGAAGTATTTAATGTATCAGTTGGTAAAGCCGGTGCAAGACCAGATGGTGAAGTAGTATATTATGTATTTTACTGGTTTCAACCGAGTGGTACACAAACAATGGTTACAATAAGTAATTTAGATATGACCGAGTCATGTATATTGTACCATTCATACGAGACAACTCTATCGCCTATGTTAGGCACACAAGAGTTATAAGAATTAGTCGTTGACGACAAACATGGTAGGCAGACTGGACTCCGGGGCAGTTCCGGACAGCTCCACCATAAACACACTAGGAGTAAAAATGTTTAATTGGATTAAAAATTACTTTGACAAATGGGTCAAAAAAGAAGAAGAACGCCAGATTAGATATTTGAGTGGTAAAGGCAAATAGTGTGCTTATGACGGGGCTGATACAGGATTCGACAGGTGTTGAGAAGTTTGTAAGAGGTTAATAGGTGGCAACCTTTCATGCTAATTAAACGCAAACGATAATAACTTTGCATTAGCGGCTTAGTCGCTTAGGGTTTTGTGGATTGTACCTCGTAACAGAATCAATCCACGCTTTACAAATGACGTATAATATGATATAAAGGTAAGTATGAATAGTAAAGAATTTAGTTTGATAATTGAGAACATTGTAAAAGATAAGAAACCAATAACTTACCTAGACGCAATAATTCACTACTGTGAGACCGAGAATATTGAGGTTGAAACTGCTAGTAGAATGATTACCAAATCCCTAAAAGAAAAAATTAAAGCTGAAGCAGCTGAAGTCTGCCTACTTAAAGGTGGTAGACCAGCAAGATTACCTGTGTGAGGAGATATAAATGAACGTAGAATTGATTGAAAAATTAGGTAGTGACCTGTCTGTTGTAAATGCAGCTAGAGTTTCATTCAGTAAGAAGAAAGAAGTATTTGATGAGAAAGATGAGAAACTAATCAAGTACCTTGCAGACCATAACCATTGGTCACCATTTGGTCATGCAACGTTACAATTTCTAATTAAGGCACCTGTGTTTGTTGCAAGACAACTAGTAAAACACCAAGTTGGTTTAGTATGGAATGAAGTAAGTCGTAGATATGTAGATGATGAACCACAATTTTATATGCCATTCATATGGCGTGGTAAACCAGAAAACAAAAAACAAGGTTCAAGTGACAAAGAGATTGAATATGATATTTCTTCTACAATTCAATATGTAAAAGAAACATACAACAATCTATTAAAAGAGGGTGTAGCACCTGAAATGGCAAGAATGGTACTACCTCAAAATATGATGACAGAGTGGTAT